AAAGTTTAATTGAAAAAGTGACTGAAAAAGTGACTGGGAAAATCAAGGCTGAATTCGAAAAAAAGGTTTCATTGAAAGATAATGAAATTAAAGCTTTGAAAAAGAAAATCGGAAGCAAAGAGTTTCAAGCGGAAGAAAGAGACCATGAAGAAACTAAAGAATTAGTTTCGAAAACAGGGGCTTCAATGTTGATGACACGAAAAAAGTCACAATAGATTTCAAAAAAGGTAAAAATTAAGAAGAATTAAATTAAAAATTAGAAAAAATGGCTTACGTTACAACAAATTTCACTGATTATGTGGGAAGGGAAAATGAATTCTTGACCGCAGTCTTGTTTTCAGGCGGTGACACTGGAAAGTTTGCTCGCTTCATGACCGATGTCAAGGGCAAAACTTCAATTCCAAACATCTCTGGAGACGCAACGATTCAGAAAGGGACTTGCAAAACCCCTTCTGGGACAACTAATGTCTCGGAATATTTCATTGAAACAAATCAATGGGAATATTACGAAGGGTTTTGCCAAGATGATCTTCAAAAAAAGTTTCCAAATACGGTACTTGCACCAGGTTCTTCAAACGCTGACTCCCCAACTGGGTGGGAAGAGAAAACAGTTGATATGAAGGTTGCCTCTATTCAAAAAACACTTGAATTGACCTATTGGCAAGGCGACACATCGGGAACTTACACTTTGTTCGACGGCTTCATTAAGTTGATTGACGCGTCGGGTGACGCTGTTGCAGGCAACACAAGTGCAGCGACAGCAATCACAGCGGAAAATGTCATCGGGTTAGTTGATGACATGATAGTTGCGGCTGACGTTGACGTGAAAGACGCTGATGACTTCAATGTATTGGTGGGAAATGACACTTTTGACCTTTATATTCAGGCGATAAAAGCAGCAAACAATTATCATATTTCAGCCGACAACAATGGCGAAACATACATCATTGGAGGTTCAGGCAAAATATTGCGTAAAGTTCGCGGCCTTAACGGAACCGACCGGATGTTTGCGGGGCGTGGCTCTGATTTTGTCGTAGGAATGGACGTTGATGGAGAAGAGGAAATAATTAAAATATGGTATAGCGAAGATGATGATCTTGTTTATTTTAGAACAAAGGCGAAATCTGGCGTTGCCCCTGTACACATCGAACAGATCGTTGAATTTACACTCCAAGTGTAAATTGGATTTATGTTGATTGATTTGGAAGCCTGACTTGATTTGTCAGGTTTCCTTAATACATTAAATCACAGTTTAATAAAAAAAAAATATAAAATGACTTGTACAAAAAAAATAACAACAGACCTTTTATTTGATTGCGCTGACAGGCCAAAAAAAGGGATTGACGGAGGGAAAGCCGTAATTATTAATTGGGACGACATTGATTTTGGGGCGTCAACAGTGACAGGCGCTATGATTTCAGACTTAGTGTTGAAATCAGGAACGTCAGGCTATGCACTTGAATGGTACAAAGACCTTGCAAGCGCAAATTCTTCATTTGCACCAAACACCGAAGACATTGACGGATTTCTTCATAACTTTCTTGCACGACTGGCAACGACAACAGTCGAACACGCTGAACGCGCAAACGAATTAAAAAATGGGCGATTTATAGTCGTTTATGAAAGTAGATATAAAGGTGAAGAATCCCTTGACGCTTTCAAAATCCGCGGCTGGGATTCTGGTTTGATTGTTTCCGAAATGAGCGAAAACACTCTTGAAAACTCCGGCTCAATATTGTTCACATTAGCGTCGGAAGAAGGCGCAAATGAACCGTATCCGTATAATGTTTTTTTAGAAACAGATTATCTAACTTCAAAGGGTTCTTTTGATTCATTATTTGCATCTGTATAATTTTATAAATTGAAGTTTGGCGCAACTATAAGTTGACCCGCCTTTCAAATATTAAAAAAATGGGTTTTGAATTCCAGAAAAAACAAATGACAATTCCTGAAATTCTTGACGGAACCGACAGAACGATTATCGCAAACATTGATTTGCTTGCAAAAATTTATCTGGAAAAGACAGGGCGCAAAGTTTGCCGCTCTTGCCCGTCAGACGTCCAATACATGATTTTATCATTAAAAGATATATATAAAATGACACAATTTAAATTCAAACGTCACGCTGCGATGTACAAGGACCGAAAGGGTGACAAGGTAACTATTTCAAACGCAACAATGACGGACGAAAAAGCCGTTGAATTCCTTCAGACAAATCCTGAACGAATCAGATTGTTCGCTGAATATCCTTCAAATTGGGAAACAATGTTGTTTTCAAACGGTCACGAAGAAACTGAAGCAAACAAAGAATTGCGCCTTGCCGCTGAAGCGGAAGCGAAAGTTGTTGCTGACTCCGATTTGAAGCCTTCAAGAGATGAACTTGAAAAAATGTCATTGAAAGAATTGCGTTTGATGTTTCCGAAAGTGAAAGCAACATCGATCAAAGCCTTTCTTGACAAGGTTTTCGCATAATTAAAATAATTAAACAGGTCAAAAGAGGCTTTATTTTGCTTTTAAAGTAAAGTAAAGCCTTTTTTTAGATAAATATGATACAATGAAATTACACTTTGATAATGTTAAAGAATCAGTCCTTGACATCAAGCAGGATAAACGAACAGAATGCTTCAACTTTGGTTCTGACAACGCTGAACCTTCATTAATCGAAGCCTTAATCCGAATGTCTGTGACTGCAAAGAATTGCGCTGACAGGGCGGCAAAAGCCATTTATGGCAAATCATTTGGAGAAGTCGGGAAAGTCATTGTTAACAGCAAAGGTCAAAGCCTGAATGAAGTCTTGCGAATTGCGGGCCGTGAATATGCACGACAAAACAATTGTTATCTTCAAATATCCTACAACGCAAATCTTGAATATAGTTCAATTGTAGTTGTTCCCGTCACAGAGGTTAGAATTGGCAAGGCTGATGACAAAGGGTATTCTGGAAAATTCATTGTCTATAATAATTGGGATAAATCCAAAGGCGGCAAAATCATGAAGTCAGACTTTATTTTGTACGACAAATATAATCCTGACAAGACCGTTGTTGAGCGTCAAATCCGAAAGTCAGCGGAAAACAAAGATAAGGACGCGAAAATCGAAGACTTAATTTCTGATTATAACGGTCAAATTCTACATATAAAAAAAGACGCGGCTTTCAAATATTCAGCGAGTGATCTCGAAAGCGCAATGTCGGAAGCTTTACTTGAAGCAAATTCACAGACTTTCAGAAGTAAAGGGGCGCAAAAAGGCTTCTTGAACACAAAACTTATGACCGTTCAGCCCTTCAATGATGATAGTCAAAGAAACGAATTTAGGAAAGATTTAAACAGCTTACGCGGGGCGGAAAATTCAAGTGAAGTGCTGCTTCTCGAAGCCAATCAAATGACTGATGACTTGTCAAAAGCGATTCAACTTCAAGATTTGTCAGGAACTTATAATGACGAGTTGTTTAAATATTCAGACAAACAAGCTGAGCACAACATTTGCAAAGCCTTTATAGTGCCGGTAATGCTGGTATCACAATCCGACAGTTCGTTTTTTGGGAATTCAGGCGAATCTTTGAAAGAGGCAAAAATGCAACTATGGGAAAGTCGGGAAGAAGATAGAGATCAAATCGAAGAGGTCTTCCATGAGCTGATGATTAATTTTTCCACACCAATCGAAGGGGTTTTGCGAATTATCAATCCATATATCGATGAAGATGAAATCCAGGAAGCTAAAAATGTGAACAAGAAAGCGCAAGCTAATTTAAAAGGGTCTGTTGGGGGCGTTACCGCGTTAATTCAAACAATCGGTCAAGTTAATCAAGGCTTAATATCTAAGGAATCAGCTGTTGCGGTAATTCGGACAATTTATGGTTTTACAGAAGCTAAAGCAAAACTAATGATCGGAGGCTTTGACGATGAGAAAGAAGGGGAAGAAGTAAAAACAATTAAAAAATAAACTAAATGTCAAATATAATAACGACAATAGAATTCGCGAGTTACAGAAACATTTCGCAGAAACTTGATACGGGCAAAATTGAAGAATCTATAAGCCTTGCGCAACAGTCTGATCTTCTGCAAATTCTTGGCGATTTTTATTTTGACGTCTTGAAGAATCAAGATGAAACGACTTATACTGATTTAATGGAAGGGAGCGGCTTTACATATAATGGCTATGCATATGAACACGCGGGGATCAAAAGGCTACTCGCCGACTACGCATATGCACGATTTGCTTCAGCCGGAAACATAAACTTTACGCCTTTTGGCATTCACAAGAAATTGTCAAATGAATCTGAACCGATTGATAGAAACACGGTCAACGATATTGCCAAACAAGCGCAAATTGACGCGGGTCTTAAATTTCAATTCATTGAATTGTACATTTTAAGTGAACCCATCCTTTTTGAAAGGTATGGCAAAGATAAGCAGCAAGGGACAAATTTTGCATCACAAAGATTCAGCAAATTATAAACGACGAAAAAAAAATGACAAAGACAAACATTATACTTTTTTTGATAATTGCGATCTTGATTGCTTATTATATAATTATAGCCAATTCAAAGCCTGAAGTCATTGATATTCCGCCAGAAGCAAATTCAGTTGTCATCAAAGAGCCTGTCGCAGAAATAAGATTTGATACTATTTTCAAAAACGATATTTTGGAAAAGGAAATTGTCAAGATTGTAAAAGTTGAAAATCCTGTCAATTCTGAATTGTTATCAAAATATGAACAGGCGGTTCATGATAATGACAGCTTGAAACAATTGAACCTGTTCAAAGACGCAATCACAGAAAGATTTTATAATGAAATATTTGAAGATAGCATTCAAACAATTACAGTTGATTCAAAGGTTGTTGGCGTCTTAAAAAGCCAATCCATAAGTTATGTCACGAAAAGAAGACAATTGACCCTGAAGCCAATTAAAATGAAGCCTTCTATATTTGTAGGGGGGTTTATATGTACGCCAGTTGCAAATGAAACGGCTTCAAGTTTTGGCGTGAATTTGTCTTTTATGAACAAGACAAAAAAACAACATTATACATTAGGCATTGACAATCGAAAAAACATTTATCTTGGTATAAACTTAAA